ACCAAAGAAACACCACTACGGTAAGAACATTTGTCAATGGTGGTAATAACGGTCATTCAGACCCAACGTCATCTGCTTTTGATGTGGCGGCATATAACGAAACTGGAAGCGCATATATTGACCCTAATTGGATATGGGCAGTAGTTCATGGAGACCTAGCAACATGAGTGAGATAAAAGTAGACACCCTCACCGGCAAGACCACTGCTGGTGACATCACAGTGACAAGTGAAGGCGGTGCGGCGACTATGCAGTTGCAGCAGGGTCTGGCGAAGGCGTGGGTAAAATTAAATCAAACAGATGGGCTTGCTACGGATAGTTTTAACGTAGCCAGTGTGTCGGATGACACCACTGCAGTAGGTTCTTACACGTTCACTAACAATATGAACAATGATTCTTTTTGCGTTTCTAGTATGGGTGGGAAAAATGATTACATACAATCTAACACAGATAGAACTGATGCAACCCCAGATTCTACAAGTGGAGTGTCACTAATAAACAGTAATTATAACGGTGCTAACAACGACACTAAACAGATGAACAGCGTAGTACACGGAGACCTCGCATAATGGCTGGAAAAATTATAGCAGATACGCTGGAACACAGCACCGCAGGTAGCCTATCAACAGAATACGTTGTGAATGGTAGTGCGAAGGCGTGGGTGCGCTACAATGGAACAGGAACCGCAGCAATTAGTGACAGTTTTAACACAGCAAGCATTGCAGATAATGGAACAGGCGATTACACATTTGCTTTTTCGTCCTCAATGAATAATTCAAATTTTGCTTGTAATGCAACATCTAAAGAGGTGGATGGCAGTGCTGCTAATAACAATGGAACTGGTGCTATGCCATACAGTAATGCCACAGGTTCTTTTAGAGTATTGAATTTTTCGCCAGATGGTAATCCAAGAGACCCTGCGATTGGCAATACAAGCACAATGGGAGACCTCGCATAATGCAGACACCATCATTCAAAGGCACTCACCTGTTTGACCGCCTATGCTGGGCAAAGGAAAACCTAGAGGGTGTGCAGTCAGACTATCGGGTTGTCTATGAGGACAGCGTTGATGAGTGCGCTAAGATACTTGTACCTGACCCTAACTGGATGGCAGCAGCCCTACAAGGTGGCATACTCCCCCCTGTATGGGTGTATTGGGAACTGGCAAAGGACGAGGCGCAGCCTGACTTTAAGAAGCACACTCGTGGTTACTTGCTGCACAACACAGAACCTGTAGAAGCTATGACAGAAGAAGAGGCTATTGAGTACTTAATTCTCAAGGACTGCCCTGAGTCTGTCTGGAAAACGTATAATGAAGGTAACCGTCTAAAGATGGTTATCTGTAGAAAAGAACAACTACCTCAAACGAGAGAGTGGCGTAACGCTTGGAAGATTAGCGATGACCTCTCTTTAACTGACCTTGCCGCATAGGAGAAACTAATGGTCAATACTTATATCGTAGATAAAGACGGTAATCAGGCAGATGCCTCAACCGTAACAGTACCAGCCAACCGTGACTTTCGTGGGGCTTGGGTACTCAATGGTGCAGTAATCTCAGAAGACATTGAGTCTGCACGTGAAATCTTTAAGGACAAAGTTCGTGAGGCTCGTAAGCCTCTGTTAGAAACTAAAGACGTAGAGTTAATGAAAGCACTAGAAACAGGTGCAGATACAACAGCTATTGCTGCTGCTAAGAACGCACTGCGTGATGCACCAGCGGCTGCTGCTATTGCTAATGCTACGACTATTACTGAACTTAAAGCTGCTTGGGATACATCAGTACTTGGTGCAAGCCCTTACTAATAGGAGGCTATAATGGCACTAAGTAAAATACTACCAGCCTCACAAGAACAGTATGCAGGGGCAAGAAATCTCATCATCAATGGTGCTATGCAGGTGGCACAGCGGGGAACGTCAAGCACTTCTGTAACTGCTGGGTATTACACAGTAGATAGATTTAACTTTTCTCCTATAGCGACAGATGAATTGGCAGTAACACATTCACAATCAACAACAGTGCCAAGTGGGCAAGGTTTTGCAAATAGTTGGAAGTTAGAAGTAACAACAGCCGAAACTGCACTTGCCGCAGATGAACTTTGTATACTTAGACAACAAATTGAAGGTCAGAATTTACAACACTTAGCCTATGGCACATCATCAGCTAAATCTCTAACTTTGTCTTTCTGGGTTAGAAGCAGTTTGATAGGAAAGTATAGTTGTCTGTTTTACAATTTAGATGCTACACGCACAAATCTGCAAAGTTTTACAATAAACACTGCTGATACTTGGGAATACAAAACGATTACCATTGATGGTGACACGGATAGTGGTGCTGGATTTGATAATGATAACGGAGGAAGTCTGCAAGTTGCTTGGATTTTTGCGGCAGGAACAGATTGGACAGGAACGCCACATACAGGATGGGGTGCGCATACGAACACAGATGATTATGCTTTTTCTGACCAAGTAAACTTCATAGCACAAACAGGCACCTTCTACATCACAGGCGTCCAGCTAGAAGTTGGCGACACAGCCACACCGTTTGAGCATCGTAGCTATGCAGATGAGTTGCGTAGGTGTGAGCGTTATTGCTATCGGCCTTTTGTTTCATCTTCGGGAGATGAAGATGCTGAGTTAGGATGGCCTAGGTTCTACTCATCTGTCTATGGCACTGGTGGTACTGTTCATATTGAATACCCTGTAACTATGAGAACAAATCCCACTTTAACCTACACACAGGCTAATGGTACGGTTGATTTAGATGTTTCCTCTTATATAAAAGCCACACTAAGAGATACGAATGACACTGCGTTTTTTGTTTATAATTTCCAAGCGGATGCAGAACTATGATTATTATTAGCGCAAAATATTTATACGCTGAAGATGGTGCAACCAAGACCCATATTAAGTTGAACTTAGGCACAAATGATACTGGTCATACAACGTACAAGCACATTCCAATATCTGCAAACAGTGCCGATTATGTTGAAATTATGCGTCAGGTAGAAGCTGGCACACTAACAATACAGGAGGCAGACTAATGCCCTACATAGGTAAATCACCTGTGGGCGGTGGGTTTCATAAACTTGATAACCTGACTGCCTCTGCTACCGCTACCTACGCTCTTACGCTAGGTGGCGCAGCATACTATCCTGAGACTGCTAATCAACTGCTAGTCTCTCTCAATGGTGTAATCCAAGCGCCAC